AGACGGCAGAACATAATTTGTCGTGAGAGCAGGAGGAGCGAAGTTATGCAGCGTGTGCTGGCGTTCTATCGGGGAAACTTTCAGGAGGTGATGGAGTGAGGGTGAGAGTTTATATTGCCGGTCCAATGACGGGATATGAAAATTTCAACCGCGAGGCGTTTCACAGGGCGGAAGATGCGCTGGCTCGTAAAGCAGTTCAGGCATTTTGCGATGTTGTTGGCGACAGCACCGAGGTTATCTGCGAGGAGATTGGGCGAGATGGCGTTCTGGTTATTTTGGAGGCAATGAAGGCAACAGGAAATATGCCAGCCACCGATGCTTTCCTGTCTGAAGTGCGGGCGCAGGGGGTAGAGATGATGCGCGAACATCCATCAATCAAACTTTGTTCTTTGACGCACATATGTGATGAGTTAGCCGCCCAGCTTCGCAAAGGAGGCAACCAGTGAGCGGAAAAAGAATGACTAACAGAGAGCTTGTCGATGCCGCGATTAAGCTTGCTGGTGATTTTTATTCAATGATGGGGTACACGCATCGCCCAGGCTTCAAATATTGGGAGTCTCCTCACCCGCAAGAGCAACTGGTATTTCAAATGGCCTGCCGTGCTTTTGAGGTTATTCGCGGTTCTGATGTGATGGACGCCGTTGCCGACTTGGAGGATGAAGAGTGAGCGAGATTAACTATCAGGCACTGCGTGAAAAGGCAGAGAAAGCAACTAAAGGAAGCTACATCGTAGGGCATACATCTGTTAACCAGCACGGCAATTTAACAGGAGTTTTTGTTTGTCAAAAATGGAAAGGAGAACCCGGTGGCGTGATTGCCGAATGTCATGTTAACTGCCTGATTGAATCAGATGCTCAGGCTTATGCAAACGCTGAATTTATAGCAGATGCTAACCCAGCTACCGTACTGGCGCTACTGGATGAACGGGAAAGAAACCAGCAATACATCAAACGCCGCGACCAGGAGAACGAGGATATTGCGCTTACGGTTGGGAAGCTGAGAGTTGAGCTTGAGGAGACAAAATCAAAACTCAACGAGCAGCGTGAGTATTACGAAGGTGTTATCTCGGATGGGAGTAAGCGTATTGCTGAACTGGAGAAAATCGCCACTGACTATGCACTGAAATTTCAGAAAGCCCAGGACGCATTAAAGTACGCTGTTTTGCTGCGCAAATCAGGGCAGGAAGCACGGGAAATAAAACCAGCCAAAGGCGAAGTTCTTGTCGTTGTATCTGGTTTTACTGGTTGCGGAAAAAGCGCCATCGCCGGGGAAATAGAAATCGCGATGAAGTCTATTGGTGTACCGGTTAAGTGGACTAATGGCGATGCGGAAAAGCGCATGACAGGAGCTGACTGGCTGACAGCGATTGAGATGTACAAACCAACAGTGCGCATCGTGGAAGTTAATGTGCCACGCGCTGCTGGCATTCGCATCAAAGGAGGTGAGTAATGCGTGTGGCATGTATCGGCTTGTTACCGTACCCGACTCGTTTTTGGGCTTCTGCGCTAATTGCAAAGCCACATGTCCTGATGGCTGACAACATCATCCCGGCACCAAAGCGCCGCCATACCGGTATTGCAGCGGCACGACGAGCAGCAAAGAGACGCAGGAGAGCAAAGCGATGAAAAACCGTAAAGCAAAGATTCTGTTAGTTCGTAGAAACGCTCCTGGCGTCTGGCAGTGGGTGAGACTCAGCAACCGACGGATGGGGTTGATGATACCGATATCCCCGTTAATCCTAGTCTGGATAATCGGAAAAATAATTGAGCCAGTTATTGAATTGTATAACGACGTGGTATGTGCGTCATTCAACACACTGCACAATAAAATTAATCCGTATAAGGAAAGCTGATATGGCACTGACGAAAAAACAACGCGCAGAACTGCGCATGAAGTTCGGTGGTCGCTGTGCTTATTGCGGCTGCGAACTTGGCGAAAAGTGGCATGCAGACCATGTAAAACCGGTCATTCGTTTTAATGGAAATATGCTTCACCAGGAACGTGACGATATATCCAACATGGTTCCGGCATGCCACCCATGCAATCTGCACAAGCATTGCAGTAGTCTGGAAGATTATCGGCGAATTATCAGTGATGGTCGTCGTGAATTCCTTGCGTCCGGGAAAGGCAAAGCGCTGGTTCGTATGGGATTGGTTGAAATGAAATCTGACCCGGTTGTGTTCTGGTTTGAAAAATATCAAGAAGGGGCTACGGCATGACGACTTTTACCAGAGAGCAGTTAATAGCTCACGCAGAGGAGACTATTGAAGCACAGAGACTGTGCATACCGGGCACAATCGACCATGACATCATCCGCACATATAAGATGGATATTGCTGTTCTGGAAATCGCACTGGTATCGCTGGCAGCAGAGCCAGCCGGTAAATTGCATGAATACAAACCAGTGGGATATCAGCGTCTGGTCGATGAGTTAACCATGCTGGTAAAGCAGTTAACCTGGCAACTGAGGAAAGCGAAGCCAGACTGCAAATTACCGGATAAGGCGATGAGTTATCTGGAGCGGAACGGACTGATAAGCGTGGAGGATATTTTACGATGACCTGGCCTGAAGCATTAACAACGGTAGGAATTGCAATGGCGGTGGCGCTGGTGGTGTATTCGATTTGCCGCTGGGGTGATAAGTGGAATAGTGCGGGGTATCGTGCGCCCCGCTGATTTGATTATTTATTTGGGGAGATAATGTCCTGAAGTGCGACGTTTACTTCTTCGTTGGTATCTGTATTTCGGAGTTGATATGTAAGGTCGTCGTTTTTAATAGTTTGTACTACAAGCCATTCCCCATCTTTTTCACGTAAGTTAACAATACTGCCTTCCTGTATACCATGAACGGTCATTTTTATGCCCTTTAATGTTGTGTGAACGATGAGTATAGCTAGGAATGAGATAAGTGAAGGGTGAGATAGAAAATAATAACTTATTTCTGTAAAATCGCTGCGGGTGCTTGAGGCTATCTGTCTCAGGCATGAACACCAAAAGGCAGATAGAGAAAAGCCCCAGTTAACATTACGCGTCCGGCAAGACGCTTAACATTAATCTGAGGCCATATCTATGCTCTACACACGTAGGTTAGCCTCTTACGGACCGAAAGGTCAAGGAGAAGCAGGCTATGAAGCAGCAAAAGGCGATGTTAATCGCCCTGATCGTCATCTGTATTACCGTCATTGTGACGGCACTGGTAACGAGGAAAGACCTCTGCGAGGTACGAATCCGAACCGGCCAGACGGAGGTCGCTGTCTTCACAGCTTACGAACCTGAGGAGTAAGAGACCTGGCGAGGGAGAAATCCCTCGCCACCTCTGATGAGTCAGGCATCCTCAACGCACCCGCACTTAACCCGCTTCGGCGGGTTTTGTTTTTTCCTGGCATTCTGGTTTACAATTCGCATGCCAGCCTGAACAACTGGCACCTGCTGCGCCAGCAGAGACAACCGATGGCGCACGATACCAAATTATACAATTCTGATAATTCAGCCGTCTTTGCCAGCAGGCACGGGCGGCGTTCTCATGCATTCAAATCTGACTGGTTCCAGCACGCCCCATGCACTGAAGAACAGGCCGAATGGCTGATTCAGAACTACCGCAGACGTGGGTATGAGTTTAGGAAAACCCTCAGCCTCGATTATCGTCACTGGATAATCTCCGTCAGGCTTCCTTACTCTGAACGCCCACCGCGTCCGTCCCGCACATTCCAGCAACGCATCTGGAGGTAACGTGCGGGTATTACTTCGACCTGTACTGGTTCCGGAACTCGGGCTGGTGGTCCTTAAGCCAGGCCGTGAATCCATGCCTATATTCCACAATACCCGGGTACTGGTGGAGCCGGAACCGAAAAGCATGCGTAATCTGCCGTCCGGGGTCGTTCCTGCCGTTCGCCAGCCGCTGGTGGAAGACAAAACATTGCTGCCGTTTTTCAGTAACGCACGGGTAATTCGTGCTGCTGGTGGTGCTGGTGCATTGTCTGACTGGCTGTTGCGCCATATTAAATCCTGCCAGTGGCCACACGGCGATTATCATCACAGCGAAACCGTTATTCACCGTTATGGTACCGGCGCAATGGTGTTGTGCTGGCACTGCGACAACCAGCTGCGTGACCAGACATCCGAATCACTCGAGCAACTTGCTCATCAAAACTTGTCAGCATGGATGATTGACGTCATACGCCATGCAATGAATGGCACGCAGGAGCGGGAATTATCGCTGGCTGAATTATCCTGGTGGGCGGTCTGCAATCAGGTGGCGGACGCGCTACCAGAGGCAGCATTACGTCGTTCTCTGGGGTTACGTGCGGAAAAAATTCGCTCAGTATACCGCGAGAGCGACATCGTGCCGGGAGAGCAGACCGCCACCAGCATCCTGAAACAGCGCACAAAAAATCTTGCGCCGCTGCCTCACGCCCACCAGCAACAGAACTCACCACAGGAAAAGACGGTGGTCAGCATTGCCGTTGATCCTGAGTCTCCGGAATCTTTCATGAAACGACCTAAACGTCGCCGCTGGGTTAACGAGAAATACAAACGCTGGGTGAAGACACAGCCGTGTGCGTGTTGTGGTAAGCCAGCCGACGATCCCCATCACCTGATTGGTCATGGTCAGGGCGGAATGGGGACAAAATCTCACGATATTTTCACGCTACCGCTGTGTCGGGAGCATCACAACGAGCTTCATGCGGATCCGCTGGCGTTCGAAGAAAAGCATGGTTCTCAGGTTGATTTAATTTTTCGTTTTCTTGATCACGCCTTTGCAACTGGCGTGCTTGGGTAAAAGAGGTGACTGATGCTCATAGATTTGGTTTTACCTTACCCGCCGACGGTGAACACTTACTGGCGACGCCGTGGCAGCACATATTTTGTATCAAAAGCCGGGGAGCGTTATCGCCGGGCAGTGGCGCTTATTGTTCGCCAGCAGCGCTTGAAATTAAGCCTGTCCGGACGGTTGGCAATAAAAATTATTGCAGAACCACCGGATAAGCGCCGCCGTGACCTGGACAATATTCTGAAAGCACCGCTGGATGCGCTTACGCATGCGGGGTTGTTAATGGACGATGAGCAGTTTGATGAAATCAATATTGTACGTGGTCAGCTTGTTCTTGGTGGTCGGCTGGGTGTGAAGATTTACAAAATT